TTTGACAGAGCCTTGATACCACGGGCTGTACCACCCATGATCTTGAACTCCTCAAAGTCTTCAGCCGACCATACGCCCTTGTTGACCAAGCCTCTAGCCCAGTTGACCATGCCATTGATAACCGCATCGGCATTCGGCCCTAAAGCCTTGCGCTCTGCTTGTATGTCAACGTCAGGAACGCCTATTGCATTTTCTGCAATACCTCTAAGTTTCGTAGCTATATCGTCAAATGCTGCTTGGGATACGCCGTTTTCAGCAGCCCAGTCCTTAAACATCGGGACAAACTCAAGCTGCTCTGCGTTCTCACCAAACGCTGAAATGTCGTACTTGCCTTCCGGTGGGGCTTTGTGTGCGCCCTTGGATACCATCTTGCGAAGGTCTTTCCAAGACTTAGCCATGCCCTCAAGGTCTGGTTCGTTGTTGTCTTTATTCCAAAAGTTTTCAGGCCACCAGTCAGGCCGGTCAACTGGCTCGTCATCGGGGATGGATTCTGCGGCACGATGATCTACTGCCGCTGCTTTGGTGTCTTCAGGAGCTTTGTCTCCACTGGCTTCTACGTTGTCAAGTAGGCCAGTGGACTCTGCTGCTGAATCACTAGGCTCGACTGCCGTTTCATTATCGCTCAAAGGTTCCTCGCTCTATGTATGCGGGACTCAACCTCTTTAACTAAAGAGCATCGTCCCTCTAAAAAATAGCCGTAGGAGGGATCACTCCCCGGCCCCCAGCATGGCTGCTCAATAGTTATCTCTCGAAACCACTTGAGCAACTTTTGCCCTTCTTCTGTGCCAAAAACTCGTAAGCACAGCTTATCCATATCACTAGATTGTGGAGGTGCCATTGCTTCCTGCATTGCCTCCAGATCATCCCACCCTGCCATAAGCCTCCCTGTTTGGCACGATTACTCCATCTTCCTCTTCTGCCTGCTCTGTCGCGTGTATGCAATACCAGACGGTATCTGTCTGTGTAATGATGACGTGCGGCCTCTCTGCTTCTATTTCTATGCAGGCAGGAGCCTTGTAAAACTTCTGTTCCCCATCTATGTCTACAACCACTTCACCTTTTGCCAAGATAGATAGATGGGAATACGAGTGGACGTGCTGCGGAACCGCCCACCCTTTTGGCAAAAAGTATTCTTTCCCGTACAGCCCATCAGCAAAATGATGGCGCAGATCACATTCCACCCGGCGCTCCTTGCGGCTGTCCTTCCATCAGTGCCTGCTGCTGTCCTGCCATCGCCAATGCAGCCTGCTGTTGCAACATCATCTGCTGCTGACGCTCCATCAGGAAGCCACGCTCTGCCGCTGTATTTCTCACAGATGATGGGATGCCCAACTTGTCACCAATGTAGTCGATCAACTCGCCTGTCTTAACTGCCAGCATCCCCTCTTGACCCATCGTGGAGGTAAGCTGCATAAACTGAACGATGTTGTTGATCTCCTCCATGTTCTGCGCCATTGCTAGCGGAGCCACAGGAGAGACTTTGATCTCCAGACCATTGACCTTCAGTGGCATATTGACCAAGCCACGCTCGTCCATGACCTGCAAGATACGAGCAACCAGCGGGATCATCGTCTCGTTAATCAGGCGACCAAAGGCAGAACCAAGGTTTTGAGCAAGTTCCTTCATGCGCTCGACCACCTCAGTGGCAGAACGTGCCGACATATTGTCTGGTGGCAGGGATTCATCCAGCAAAGTACGCTTGATGTTGGCACGGAGGTCGTTAATGACGATCTGGCTGACATTAAAGTCACCGGCACGAGGCAAAGCACGGAGTGATTCGCCCTGTGGGCCACCGTTACGAGCTACTGGGATAACCGCACCCGGCACGATCTTTACTGTCTGTGGGTTTAACACACCATCATCAGCAGCGGTGTAGACACCAGCCACAGCCAAGGAGGCGTTTTTCAGTAGCAGCTCAAGGGTTTTGTTCAGCGTCTTGATGTCGGGCATTGCAGTGAGCAATGGGCCACGACCGTAGACCTCACCAGCAATCTTGGAGTAGCGGCTAATAACCCAAGGCGAGGACAACATACGGCGGTAGACGATCTCCTCTTTGGTCTTTACCTCAATAACGTGGTAGCACCAATCGCCACGCTCTGCGTCATAGACCGTTGCCTCCATCAGATCGATGTCTTCTGTTGGCTTACTATCGATCATCTGCTGCAAGTAGTCAGAGAATACAGCGTCTTTCCATTGCTGCTGGATGGCCTCTGCTTTCATACGCATACGGCGGTAGATCTTGTCTACAGTGCCGTTTGCCCCTTCCTCATACGACACGAGGAACATGGGAACCGGCGTAAAGTTGATAGGCGAGATGTCATCGCCCGGCTGCACCATCATGCAAGCTGTGCCAACGGCCAGATCTAGCAGGAACTCACCGATAGCAATGTCGAAGTTCGACTGCTTGATGACGGCAAACATCTTCTCCATGTACACATCCATGATGGCCTGTGCTTGGTCTCGCTGCTCAACAGGTACATCGGTGCCGGGTTCTAGCCTGCACCACTTACGCTGTGGCGGGAAGATGCCAGACTGAAGACGATTGGCAAACCGCTGAGTCGAGTTAATGGCTGTCGAGTCAAAGACCCGCGACATCTTCTTCGCGCCCTTGGAGTTGCCGTCGTAGTAGCCGTAAAGCTGACGTTGCGGCAGAGCAAACTCATAAGCATCGGTGTACAAGGCTTCAAATAGATCCTTGTCTCGTTGTGCTTTCTCGGCACGACGTAAGATCTCATCCGTTGGCATCTTCTTGCCTTGGTAGACCTTGCGGCGTGTACCCTTCATGTAGGACATCTCAGCCATTATTTCAGCCTTTCTTTCATGAGCATTGATCGTTCAGCCTGTCGTGGCTTCATTGCGGCACGGGCTTGTCCTTCTTCTGCATCCATAATCGAATGGATTTCTTTTGCCCTTTTGTCGCCTTCTTCCCCCGTTTTGTATACGGGCCACTTGCCAGACTCAATGTCTGACTTCCAAATGTTAAATAATTGGTTTTCGTCTTTAACAATCTTCTGGTTTACCCAGCCCGGCACTGTGGCAAACTGACCTTTGTACTTGCCTTCGGGGATGTAGATAGTTGACGAGTAAACAGTAATCGGATTGCCACCGGGGTCACGGCCTACTTTGCCTGTAGAAATAGAATTCCTGTGGTAATCCACAATGCTTTTTTCAGCAGGACTCAACATCAAGTCAGCCATTTTCTTTCTCCAGCTTGTATTTATCCAGCATATTCCTACCCTTTGCAGCTAACCGTCTTGCTGACGCTGCGGTTCTCGGCACAGGCTCACCCCATGCGTTCGCAGCTAATGCCAGCCTTGTTGGGTCACCATCCTCATCGACCAGTGGGCCACTCGGACTGGTGTAAAACCGTGTCAAGAAAGATCCTTTGCGACGAGCTTTCTCACCTGACGGAGACGATTCCTTGACTCCCGGCTGGAGATTCTTGCTCTCGCCTGATGCTTCAAACTTGCGTCTGCCAGCTTCAGTCAAACCGCCTTCGGGATCTTTGTATTTGCTCATCACTTCCCTCTAGCTGCGGCCATATTGTCGATCAAGTTCGGATAAGGACGACCAGCTTTCTGCGCTCGACGCATAGCATTACGTTTTTGTGCGTCGCTCAACTTGTCTGGCTTGCCTAAACCTTTTGGCCTTGGCTCATCCCAAACTTCTTTCTTTGGCTTGTCCATTATTCATACCATTCAATAAGCATATGGGCCATATGATTTTGCCCACTTCTGTTTGTTAAACGTAATAAGTAAGTCGTTAATGGTGCGAGTACATACTGAAACGAAAATGCAGCGGCTCCACCAGCGCCGCCACCAGAACCACCAGCAAGAAACTCACCCGTTAATGCTGTGCCTGTAGATGTTACTGTCGGGTTAATTAATGACGCGCTTTGGCTTGTGCTGCCAACGGATCTATGTCGGTTAATTGCTGTAAAGGGTGTGCCACCAGTTACAACAGCTCCTTCATATATTTCAAACTCAGCATCACCACCACAATTAACATCAAACACCAAATGCGGATTAATACCACTTGCCCAAGCAATAGCAATGTTGATACTTGCGTCATTTGCCAACTGGTTCGCATCACCATTTAAGTAATAAACGTAATATGCCCTGCCTTCATGCAGCCGTACATGATTTACGTCAGCCACAATCAATGGAGAATCTGACCCAGCTAGGATCATGTTCCCATTTTTATCTTTTTGAGCCAGCGATACTAAACGTGATTTAGTATTTAAAGACTCAATATTGACTGTAGTGACAGCCATTAATCTTCCTCTTTTTCGTGTTCTATTTCAGCAGCCTTCTTCATGTCTTCTGCATTAGGCTTACTTCTGCCAGCCATTTTTGCAAAGAGCTTTGCGGCCTTACGCTGAAAAGGAGTACGCTGCATAGGCATCTCTTCTTCTTTGTCTTCTTCTTCCCCGATGATGATCTTGATTTCCATTATTTAAGCCTTTTGTTTAGTGGCCTTACGAGCTTCCGAAAGCGCAATCGCTTGAGCTTGTTTAGGGTCTTTAACCACAGGGCCGCCTTTGCCAGAATGTAGTGAGCCAGACTTGTATTCACGCATTACCTTCTTTACTTTTTTATCGAACTTGTCCATTACAATGTGACTCCTTTGGATAACATAGGTCTTGATTGTGATCTGCGTCCTGTTGCCGCCAGCCGTGATGCCTTACGTTCTGCGACTTCTCGCTGGAATCCCTCTTCTAATGCCTCGCGCTTTTCCTGCAAAGCAGACAAACTTTGTTCTCTACCTGTTGTTTCTGGTGGTGTTGGGGCTTGTTCAGTAAACTGACCGGGGAATGGTTTATCTCGCTTTAGCACAATGTCGTAAGCCATATCAGGCGTTCTGCCTTTATTGGTCTTGACCTCACGACCGATGCTCTCAATGCTCCAATCTTGAAGCTGGTTGTAGTTGACCATGCCCTGACCGGGCATATTTAAGTCGTAGCTACCTGCTCGGAAGTTATACTTTCCGCTTGGGACGGTCATGCGCTCATACGGATCTTTCTGGTACTGCTCGATCATTGCGCGATAGTCTTGCAGACGCTTTTGGTAGTCGGCAGATTTCTTCTGGAAGTCTTCCAAGCCTGACGGCGAACTGGTAACTCTTTCCATTTGCTTTGCAACGTCGGAGACATCTTGCTGGTACTGTGTCGCCAAGCGGGATATGTCGCGCTGCCTTGCTGTAGGTTTCTTAGCCATGTCAGATCCCCGTGCCCATGCCGAGTGTTCCGAGTTCTGGTGTCAGTCGCTCATCAGAGAGTAATGCACGTTGACCGCCACGCGCTCTGGCTCGCATTTTTGAGGATTCTTCCTGTCCCATACGGCGACGTTCGTCCTCAAGTTCTTTGGCGATACGGGCGGCTTCGGCTTCCATTGCGCCCTTTTGCTCTGCGTATCGAGCCGTCTCAGCGGAGAGTCGTTCCTTAGCGATACTGGTTTGCTTTTGCTGCTCCAGCAGTTGAGCATCAGCCGACTTTTGGGCTGTGGCAGCTTCTTGTTGTGCTAATTTACGGGCCTCATTAGCAGACTGCCTTGCTTTATCGGCCTGATATACCGAGCCTACCAACATGGCGGCTGAAATCCAGAATGGCATACATCCTCCTTAACAAAACTTTCAGGGAATTGTATGCTTTTTACCCGACTATGCAAGCGTCATGCTATCTTGGCGATAGCAAAATCTTAGGCAAAGATGTCAAAGTCCGTACTGGCTACGGTTTGCTGGATAAAATGACCACCGGAACTCATGGGATTTTTGGTCATTCTGCGGTGTTCGCCCCCTCCCAGCAGCAGGTAGCCGAAAGCATCGCCAACGTGGGAGTGTTCGTTCTTGTTTGGAGCGTCTCGGAAGCGTTCTTGACCCGCGCCAACTGAGATCCGCTTGAAGTGGTAGCCGCCAGCCAA